TATGCTGCATCATTTGAGAGTGTTTCTCTAAATGATACTTCAGTATCAAACGCCTCAAGAGTACCTGGAGTTAGGGTTGTATCTGCAACGAAAAGTGCCGCTGCACCAACAATAATGTTGGTCGATGTACCACGACTATATGCCATATTTTCACCTCTTTTTCTTTATATGAAATTTGGCGGTGTTTCCTCAATATTAAGTATAACAGCCTTTTTAAGTATAACGGCTGGGAGAAACTGTATCTTTTGTATGATAGTCATACTCAATTACTAGTTTATTTAAGAATAGGGTTCTGGCTGAGGCCAGTTCTGCTATATCTCTTGCCTCATCTGCCTGATAAACCTTTATGTTGTGAAAGAATACGTTTGGTTCTATAGTATTGCCCTTGCTGTCTAAAAGAGTATTATTGGCTACCCAGGCATTTAGGTCCTGTGCTGCGGCATCCTCTCTATCAAGACAGTCTATAATGATGCGTGTTGCATCAAATAGTTTAGTTAGATCTGGGCAATATATAAAGTACACTAACTGCTCACGCTTGTGTCTATAAAAGGCATTTGGTCTAAACCTTACAAGCCTGTCAAAAACAATAGAAAGCGCAGTTGGGTTATTTCTAATAAAAATCTCATCATTATAAATATCTTCCATGTTAGTTGGATTATTTGCTGGAAACATTGGCTCAAATGGAAGCGGTCCAGAAGGTATGAGAGGGTTTCCATTTCTATCGTCAAACTGCTTTAGTTCATCAATAATATAAGCATTTAAGAATGTAGGCGGAAAGCCTGTATAGTCATTTACGTTTAGTCCCATAGTCCTATTCTACACCAACCTTTGCATTAGCGATCCATTTATATCCTACGTCAATACCCTTTGATTTTCCTGATTTTGAGCCTGCCTTAATATATTTTTTATATAGAACTGGTTTGCTAATATAGTTATAAATACCGCTTGCTCTCAAAAATGATTGTTTAAAATATCTTGTCATAAATTCATCTATAGTTCTTTCAAAGCCATTCTGAACATCGCTTCCGCCTGGATCTCTTACTGTAATCGATCCTTTTGTAAAAATTGTTTTTCCACCTTCTTCAAAAACTAAAACTGAAGATCTTTTAGGTGTTATTGTAACTGGTATTCCATTTTCCATAATATATGCTTTATTATAAAATGGTTGATTTGAGTCTTCTTTTAAAGTTCTTGATTGCTTAAAGTTTGAACTAAAAGTTAAACCATTATTACTAACAGTATAATCTAAATCAAATAACCTTGCACTAGGGCTTCCTGTTTGATACCATTCATAAACATGATGTAAGGCGCTTGGGTTTCCTCTTGCTGATGAATCCACATATAGTGCTAAAGCCTCTATTGTTCCTCTACCAAGATTATCTAAAAATACTTTTTTACCCTTTTTAACACCATCTAAAAATCCAAAAGAATATTGAATAATATTTTCTATCTGTTTTTCAAAACTTTTTGGATCTAAACTAACTTTCATTAGTCACCTACAGTTTGATTTTCTGCTCTACGGAGCAGCATTTTATAGTAGTCAACAGAACCAAAAGGACCAGTCATTGGCTCTACTGTTCCAAGTTCATAAATAGTTCCACGTCCAGCACGGACACCTGCTGTTTCTTTATAAATAAGGTTATCCTGTGCATTTCTAATATTTGCAATAAGTATATTTGTTATGGCATTACTTCCATTGCTTGTTGATATTCTTGGATCTTCTTTTATTCTGCCTATTAGTTTATTCTCATATTGTAACAATATTTCTGGCTTAATATCTTCTTGCCCTGCTCCGCCAACTGGTGTAGCATTAAGAATAATAACCCTATCCAAAACCCACTTCTTAGTAGCCTGACCATAGTCAGTCTGTGTAATAACTGGGTAATAGATATCAGCCTTCATTGGATACATAAAGTCTGTTTCTGGACAGCATTGATCCACTACAAAACTCCTGGACGAGTAATTGAATTTACATACTTACTAAGAATTTTATCTACAATTATATTTCCTGTACCATCAATCATACGCTTATCGTATTCAATCTTAAATTGATCTGTACTATAGTTCTTTACATATCTCTTATAATAATCTAATTTACCACACTTAATATCCTCAATAAGCATTTTTGTTGCATCTTGAATATCATATGGTACAACCTTATAGCCTACCTCTGCCAAGAAAATATAATCTGTTCCTGCAGGGAATGTTACTCCAGGTGTAATTGTTGCTACATTTCCACTATCTTCTGTGTCAAATAGCGTAAATGAATCTGATGTTGCAACAGGGATTCTTGCTGGTTTACGCTCAGAACGGTTGTAACCTTCTGTTGCTGCAACTGGATCCTTAATGATTGCTGTTTTATCTTTTGTAAGTAGATAGTTCCACTCACCTAGCGCTGGACCATCAGCATCTGATGTGTCATAAACTAATATTGCATTTTCATAAACCTTAAGAAGTTTTTCAACCTTATCCCAAACTGGCATATAGTCAGTCTCTTGTCCTACTGGCTCAATAAATTTTCTTGAATAATAAAATCCACCAGTAATGCTATCAATAATTACTCTAGCAAGGTTTTCATATTCTTCATATTTAGCAATTTCTGTTGCTGTTGTAGCATTAAATGTTGCTGCATATTCTGTTGGGTTAATATATGGACGTGAAATATCTAAATTGTCTTGTACAACAATATCTCCACGGTCCCCAATCACATCTCCGCTCTCCATAAGATCTTCATATACTGTAAGAGCATATGACTTATCATACTTAATAAAATCTCCAGACAATGAGTAGGTAATCTCTGAGTTACCATTTGATGTAAGATATACGACTAGTTCCGACTGCTCTGCTGTGTCTTCAATGACAAGAACATACTCTGTATTGGCGTCTGGCACAGTATAGGTAACAGAAAGCGGGTATGGGGGAAGTCTAAGAATCTGCATAATTATTTACCGTAGTATGATGCTACTTCTTCAGGTGACGCTATGCGTACTGCCTTATGAGTAACCATCTTTTCCGATGCCTCCTTTGAGACGATATTGTAACCTACTTTGAGAGCACCTAGGCTTCCCCAATGTATGTTTCTTGTTGAATATAATGCTACTTTATCTGTCATATCTACTTCTTCTATTTTCTCTACCACTGGTTCAACTATAGTCTTTGGCTTTTTAGGCTGTTTTGGCTTTGGTCTTTCCCCCACAAAACTTGCAAGCACTTCAAGAATTTCTATTTTTGTTTTTGTACCGTAGAGATCAATGTTATTTTCTTTAGCATATGCTCTTAAATCTGCAATATTTTTTTCTGCTAATTCTTCCATTGTCATATAAATCTCCTATGTTCATTTGTAATTATACCAGAATATGACTAAGGAGGACAGTTTTTACGCTGCCCTCCTCAATCATTATTGGATATTAATTAGGAATCTGTAGCGTCTGCATCTGCGTAAGCAACTGCATCCAACTCTTCCCACTGAATACCAAAGCGTACGAATACTGTGTATTCGATGGTGTCCTTCTTAGCGACATATTCACGGTTTACTGTGATATCACGCTGGAAGCCCCATACACGGTTTGCTGGGAATGTCAAATCGACATAACCTGCTGGGTAGTAAGGAACTTCTTGGACTGTAATGCCGAGAACACGAGTTGTACGAGCATCACCAAATGTCTGACCAGCGCCATCAAGGTAAGCCTGGCGGTTAGCCTGTGTGCTTCCTGGGATCTGACCTGAAACTGCTTCTGCAATTGCATCTGCAAGTGTACCGTTGTTCTTGACGATACCCTGGAATGCGTCTGTACCTGCGTAGAACTTAAGGTTTGACTTAAGTGCACGGTACTTACGTGGCATTGCCAAGATAATGTCCTGCATTACTGATGGTGTCCACTCATTGTCAGTTACTGTAACTGCTGCTTCGTGAGCATCGTTACCCTGTACCTGATTAATGCGTGGAACGAATCCTGTCATGATTGAAAGGAATGGGTCATTGCCTGTTCCTGTACCATTGATAGCAAGATCTTCAATATCGTTAGCGAAAGCATTGGTCATCAAGCGAACTAGATGATCTTCAAGTGCTCCACCTTCAATATTGTCTTCAAGTGCTTCTGTTGAAACTTCCCAATCCAAACGGATCTTCTTTGTTGTCAACTCAACCTTAGTAAAGGTTGCACCTGCGTTTGTGAAATCAGGCTGTGCTTGTGCAGCAGCACGGATTACACGCTCACCAACGTTAACTTTCTCAAGTTCCATGGTGTTTGCTCTCATTGTAACTCTACGTCCATCTTTAGCGAGAACTGTTGCATCCCACACGTAGTCGATGAATCGACGAGCCTGCTCTGGTGCTAGAATACCACCTGGGGTTCCAGTTGGATTTACAGCGTTTGCTCCAGATGTTGTTCCCCATGCTGCTGTTGCAATGTTACCAAGCGACGCTGCAGGAGAGAGATTACCGTTTGAATCTGTTGTAGTTGCTCCACCGATTCCACCTGATGCAAATGCACCATCGCCATTATGGGCGTGTGATTCGGTTGGAGAACCTGGATAGTTCTTTACGATATCTGTGTTATTTTGTTCCGACATATTGTTCACCTCCTAGTGATATATACCTTAGTTAAATAGGTCGGCATTTGTGAGGAAACGTCCGCCCCATAGGGATTTTTGAACCGTTACGGGTTCAAACTGCACGATCTCGCCTAGATCGCCAGACTTGCGGAAAGCAGTGTCTTTTTCAACTTGGTCTACTCGCTTTCCAAACTCATTAAAGTTACCTTTGATATTATTAACCTCACTTGTTATATTATCAACGGACTTTGTTACTGCTGCTACTTGCTCATTAAGAGACTTAATAGTTGCAGCGAGATCGCCAAAGGCATTAGTAAGAGACTCGTTAATTCCAGCAATTGCCTTAGCAACTTCTTCCTTAACTTCCGCTACAGCATCAACTGCTGTATCTACTGCCTCTTCTTCTACTGCTGCTTCTTCTGCAACAGGAGAATCTGCACTACCATCAACTGCATCTGCAATAGGTGCTTCATCAGCAACTACTGCTTCTTCAGCGACTGCAGCAGTTTCTTCAACTTCTGCTGGCTGTGCCTCTGGAGCAACCTCTACATTTTCAACTTTAGTATTATCTAATACTTCTGCTGCTTCTGTCATAGGGTTTACCTCCTTTGTCATCTTAATTGTACTAATGCCTTTAGCACTATCAACTAAGAATTTTATCATTTCTGCTTTTTCGTTATCATTCTTTTCTACAAAACCAATGTTCTTCATCTGTTTTTCAGTAACTGGATGATTAACTGATTCAGAGTCTGATACTATTACTAGACCTGATTCTGAATCATAAAAAATATTTTCTGTATCTACCTTTGAAATTAAACCGCCAATTACATTATGACCGTCTTGCTTTTCAATAGATACAATATTTGCAAACTGATTTGCTGGTGAATCAACTAATGAAAGTTCAAATAAATCATATTCCTTAATAACACGAATAGACTTATCCATCTCTTCATTATATGCATCATCCCATGTCTTGATGTTTCCACCGATAGAAAATCCAGTGTATGTTCCATCAAGTACTTTTTCCCAAGCATCTTGTGCACCCTTTGAAACATAGGCTGACACATAAACACCAGAGTAGAACTTCTTTGTATTAGGATCAAAATAGCGGTCTTCCTTAAATGAAACAATCTTGCCAACCGCTGAAGGTTGGTGCATTTCACGAAGATTGCCACGGAAGTTTTTAAATGCATTTATGCTAGACTCAGTTGTTACAATGTCGCCTTGCTTGTCAATGTTGTCAAGAGTTGCAAAACCAGACACCATACGGCGTTCAACGTCAACTTTTCCAATGGGCATTGATAGACGAACGTTGTCGCCATCAGTAACCCAATGAGCCTTATTTATTAACATATCGTTACCATTATATCAAACCTTTTAACAGTTTTCTCAATTATTGAGACGATCTGCCCTCTCCTTGTGGATTACGTCCAGATATAGTTGCTGCTCCATCTGACTGGTTATTTGCACGTTCTGCATCCCGCTGACGATTACCAGCAAAGTTTGCTTGTGCATCTGTAGCCTGTCTTGGAGACATAACAAATGGCTCATCACCATCTGGACGATTTGGTAACCCAATTGCTTCACGACCTTCATTAGGAGTCATTACTTGAGTCTTGATATATCTTTCAATAATCTGTGACTGTGCAATTTCGTCTGTGAGAGTAAACTCATTAAATTTAAGTTCAAGGATATCTGTCTTTTCCTTGATGATTTTATTAACTACCTTGGCAAGATGGCTTTGTGCTGGACGGCATACCTGCTCTTTAAAGGTACGGTCTTGTGACAAAGCGGCTGCGACTCCTGCTCCTTCGGAACCACCAATTTTAGAAATTGGCATCTGATGAGCAATAAAAATATCATCACGGTTTTGCTTACGATATTCTTTGAATGATCCATCTTGAATACCATTTTCAATTGGCTCCATTTTAAATTCAACTTTATTCTGGTCTGTATCTCCAGGAAGTGGGATGTAAAGGGTTCTATGAGACTGTGACTTGAGTCCTGTTTGCAAGAATCTAAACATCTTGTCTTCACCATCTGCTGAAAGTTTTGCACCCTTGAGTGTAACAATATATCTTGGAACAGCCTTGTTCTCAAAATAATCAATATTATACTGTGACGCAAGTTGGTCACCAATCAATGATGGAAGTGCAGCAACAATGTCTGGAATTCCATAATATGTATTTAATGGAGAGTATTCTTTATAATGAATAATCTCATTTGGACGAGTATCAGCAGTCATTGGGTTTGGATTCTTTGCTCCAAAGTTACGGAAGTAAACTACCTTGTTTCCAATAATTTGGACATAGCCATCACGAAGTCTGCGTACACGAATTGTAGTTGCTGGAATATGACCAACATAGCCAATCTCTCCAGTTACAGTACGACCAATTTCTAAAAAGCCATTTCCTGTAGCCTGAACATCTGTATAAAACTTTTCCATTGTTTTAGTAAATGAATCATCATCGTTAAGGTTTTCTAACCAGTCACGAAGTTCTAGTTTCATTCTTTCAATACGGCGACGAGCACGGTCTACTGCACCTTGATCGTCATTCATTTCAAACCTAAGCATTGTTCTATCTGCTACCTCAAATGAGTAGCCAAGACCAACAACATTTTCTACTTTAGCATCAATGGCTGCATGATTAGCAAAAGATGTATCATAAAAATTAGCCAACTCATACATGTTGTATGGAGGAGTAATAACATCAAACAAACCATATCCATTGCGATAGACTGTTCCAGGATTAATCTGTTTTGATCCAACTTCTGCTCCAGAAGGAACAGCATTGGCTGAATCTAGGTATGCTGTAGTTGCAGTATTAACTGCCTTTGCAACGTTTCGTGCAGTCTTTCGTCTAAAGTTTTGTTCTAGTCCAGTATAGTCTTTTAACATGTCCCAAGATTTATTAAATGGATCTTGTTCTTTAAAAGGGTTTTCTGCTTTTTCTTGGGTATTTAACCCAACTCTTACATAGTTATCATATTCATCATTCATCGCTTGGCCCATACTTATCGTGAGTTTGTTGTGCAGCGTACCAGGCACCAAGGTCATTCATAGAAGGGATCAAGCCTTCTTTCATACGATCTTTTTGTACCGAATACTCTTCATCTGTAATTCTTGTTAGTCCAGGGACAAAAACGGCTTCTCCGTCTCCTTCATCCCCGTAATATTTTGCTGCGTTCTTAAGTTCGGTAATCTTTGATAAGTCACCACGCATTGATTCAATGTTTAAAACGTTGCCATCTCCGTCAGTAAACCATTTACCATTGGATTTTTTGTACACGTACAAACCCCAATTGTACTTTTTTTCAATTACTTGTCGCCTTACGTTACGAACTTTGCTTAAAATTCCATCTTCCATAACCACAAGTATACCATATTACACTGGAATCTTGACAGTTGACTGCCAAGTTGTGTCATTATAGACCTTAAGTTTGTCAGGATTAAACGTCATTCCTTCATTATCATCAATAATAATCTTATTAGTACCCAAATATGTCTTATAAACCTCATCTGGGCTTACACCATAAAGGTCTGACGCAGAAATAACCAAAACACCATCCCAAGTAAAGTTATTTAGCCAGTACTGCCACTGATAGTTTGTGACTCCATCTGTCTTTACCTTAAGCCATGGTCTGGTCAAAGTACTTTGTACTTGTTGTAGGT